TTATGACCACCCTTGAAGTCCGAAAAATGGCCTACTCATTTATGTACGCTGGTCGGCTTGGTAAGGTAGACATGAACCACGACAATACGATAAATGGCTCCATGATAGTGGAGAGTTTCATTGCTAGAAGTGATGACGCTGTGTTTATACCGGGGTCGTGGGTGGTAGGAATGCATATACCAGATAAGGAGATTTGGGGTATGATAAAGTCTGGGGAAATAAATGGGTTTTCAATGCAGGCCCGAGCCATGAAAAAGGAACCCACGACTTTGAAGGTACTGATACCAGAGATTGTGACTGGTACGACCGATGAGGCAGACGGGCATACCCACAGGTTTAGGGTGGAGTTTAACGACGAGGGGCGGCTTATTGAGGGGTTAGCACTAGAGGCTGATGGGCACGTTCACAGCATAATTGCTCCGACACTAACCGAAGAGGCAGATGGGCATGCACACAGGTTTTCGATTCTTGAAAAAATGACGCCTAATTCTCCTGTGTAATAGTTGGCGTACTTCAAGAAAGTATGTATCATGGGTAACTAGGAACGATGCCGATTGTAGAAGTGACAGCAAGCGAGTTACTTGACGCTGATGTAGAGTACGTATCTCTAGTCAAGCGCGGGGCAAATCGTGTGCCGTTTCGTATACTGAAGGCCGAGGAGCAAAAAGGTATGGCAATTAATTTAGGGCAGCTGTTCAAGACGCGTAACCCAGAGTCGGAGATTAGGGCGATAGCGGTAAGCAAAAACATCGACCTTGAGTACGCTAAAGGGCGTATTGAAAAGGCCGGTTTTACGGTTGCTGATGTCGAAGAGACAGAGGACGCTCACATATTTAAGCAGTCGGAGAATACCGGCACTGACGTGGTGATAAAGGTAGATGACGACATAGCCGTCATTGCAATTAATGTCTCTAAGGAGATGGAGACATTTCCGTCAAGCATTGATTTCAAAGAGAACATGGGGGCTTCGGGATTTTTCCCCGGAGTGAAGATGGCAACAGATGTTCTTGTTGAAACAATGTGGAATGTAATGATGACAGCCGAGTCGCAGGAAGCAGCGGCGGATAGTTTAGGTACAGTGCTTACGTCTTTTAGGAAGTACATTGTATCGCTTGCCGGTTCGATACCGTCAGGTGCGTTTAAGCTTGAAGTAGCTGGCATTGAACTCGCTGAGAAATCAGACGAGGTGACCGATGAGCAAGATGTAGCTGGGGAGGCCCAGTCAGAGGAGGAAGGCATGAGCGAGGAAGAAACTGTCGAGAAGTCCGAAGTAAGTGAAGGTGACAATACCCTTGAGGTTGAGTCAGCTGGTACCTACGAAGAGGATGTTAAAAAGACCGTTGATGACACTGCTAGTGCGGACTCCAACCAGCCCGATGAATCTGAAATCACGACTGAGGTAGAAAAAGCCGAAGACGAGGTTCCTGACGGAAAGGCCACCACGGATACTGACCCCTTAGATTTTGTTGATAGTTTTGTTGCCAAGCTTGATGAAAGGCTCGGACCAATAACAGACCTAGTAACAAGTCTGAAGGATGAGGTAGAAAAGGTGAAGATACAGGTGGCGGAGGTTGAAAAGACAGCCGACACTATAACTGAGGCAGTCAAAGGAACGGTGATAGGCGAGCCGAACGGAGATGTGCGCTCAGGAAGAAATGGTTCTGCGAGAACGTCACTTGATGACCGGATAGTGAAGGATGATGTGTCCCACATGGATACGGCCTTTGATGTACGATTCAAGAAGAAGCGTAATCGCGGTTTAATAATATAAAAACTTTCCACGGAGGATAAAGAAAATGGCAACTAATGAAACGATTCTGAAAGCTGACCTTGCGGTCACAGACCTAGAAACCAATGGTGGTAAGCTCACGGATGAGCAGGCCGCTACGTTTGTAAGGGAAATGCTTGAACAACCTACTTTGCTGAGAAGTGTAAGAACGGTTGGAATGAGTGGACCGTCAAGGCAGATAAACAAAATAGGCATCGGAAGTAGGATGCTTATTGGTGGCACTGAGGCGACGGCCCTGACCTCTGGACAGCGAACCTCACCGGCAACCACTCAGGTAACACTCACCACGAAGGAGCTGATTGCTGAAGTCAGGCTTTCGTATGATGTTATCGAAGACAACATCGAGAGGGGCAACGCCCTTGCCGGTGGTGGTGCTGGTACAGGCGGAGCGAAGGCTGGTGGACTTCAGGATACCATTCTTGCTCTGATTGCAGAGCGAGCAGCGGTAGACCTTGAAGACCTTGCCATCAACGGCGACACTACGAGCGCGGATGACCTGCTGAAGGTTAATGATGGCTACTTGGAGTTGCTTTCTGATGCGGTGACGGCTGGTAACTCACAGGAGGTTGATGAAACGACAGACGCAAACTCCTTTGACCTAACCACTGGGAAGTCTGCGTTGATTGCGATGCCTGATAAGTACGTGCGTAATCGCCCTGCCATGAGGCACTTTGTCTCTGTAGACCAAGAGGTTCACTTTCGTAGTGTGCTTGGTGGTCGTGCAACGGCACTGGGTGATACCAACGTCAATAACTCAGGACCGGTGTTTGCATACGGAGTCCCTGTTGAGGCAACAGCTCTGATGCCTGTAGGTAACGGTATTTTCTGTGACCCGCTGAACCTGATTTTTGGTATCCAGCGAAACGTGACGATGGAGTTTGATAAGGACATCTCGGCACGGCAGTTTATTATCGTACTGACAGTCAGAGCGGCGTTTGCAATTGAGAAGACAGATGCATGTGTCCTGATTAAGGGTCTGGCAACACCTACCTGATGGCAAATTGAGCTGGTAATTGTGCTGTGGTATATCCGGGGCGGGGTCATATGGCCTCGCCCCTTTTACTTGGAGGTAAATTATGAAACTGAAGTGGTTAGGAAATAGAGGAGCTTTGTTGGTTGCCGGGTTGTCGTTTAGGAAAGGAGAGGAGAAAGAGGTAGATGTCACGGGAGACGTTGCACGTTACCTCCTAGATGAGTACCAGAGTAGTTTTGAGAAGCTTGGGGGAGAGTCTGAGAAGAAGATGCGTACCAAGCGGGGTACTGTTACTATAAAGGAAAAGGAGTCGCGTACCGAAACCGTATCGGACACGGGTGGAGACGCGGTAGACGTGTAGTACATGGCTGTTAAGAAGTTTGTTACACCCGCAGCAATGCGGTCGAGGCTTGGGTTTGCTGATATTGCGGATGTTAACACGGCGTTGACTGCTGCGCTGGAGGGGACCACAGTAAGCTTGGGACGGCTACTACGTACTGAGTTTGATAACTCAGCAATCACCGACACGTTTTACGTAGGTGGGTCGCAGTGGGGTGCTAGTAGGGATAGGTATGCTACTAGGTCTGGGGCCGCTACACGTAGACTGCCACCGCTTAGGACCAAGCTCCTGCTAACGCGGGGGTTTGTGTCGAACAACCAGACCACTGATATAAGATATGCTGAGAACTTGGGAGATTTTCAAAGTCCGACTGCGTTCTATCGTATTGGTACTGCTACTGATGATTATGATGCTACTAAGCATGTAATATATGACTACGAGGCTGGTGTTCTAGAGATAGTAGACCTAGACCTAGGTGACAGGTACGTACGGGTAACGTACACGGCTGGGTTTAACCAAGACGACACGGATGCCACTCTATACAAGGCTTCACAGGTGCCGAATTGGCTTTTAGAGTCTGCACAGCTGCGTACCATGATAGACATAGACATGAATGCTCAGCTACGCTCCGAAGAGAGGCCGGAGACAGAGCTTAATTTCTTGCAGCGGTCCTTTGATACCGTTGTAGCCGGTAAGGTGCGGTATTACCCGGCTGCCGAAAAGCCTCTCACGACAGAGGGGTCACTGTATAGCCTCACGACCTCTAGCGTGGCTTCTGGAGAGGCTTTGACTAGAACTAGTGGCACAGTATGGACTTCGGCCCAAACGCCCGTAGACACGCCTATAGTGACGTGGGGTAATATGGTCATCTACAAGGTAGATACGCTGACCGAATCAAACCAGTTTACGCTGTCCGGGCAGACGTTCACGTTTTATGATGATTTGGGAACCACGGCCCCGTTGGCGTGGTATTCGTACTGATATGGCTAAGGCAACCCAGCTAGAGTTCAGCTACAAGGGGAGTAGATACAGGGATGCCGAGAAGGGGTTACGTGCGCTTGCACAGGAGTTCCCGAAGGATTTCGAGGAGAACGGCTCTAAGGCGTTAGGGCGGGTTATGCTGAAATACCTGAAGGGCGTATCAAATGCCCTGACAAAGAGGCACGGGGGTGCGTGGCCAAGTGGGACGACGCCAAAAACATTGTCAAAGCGTAGTGGCAAAGGTGTCGGGTCGATTGCCAAAAGTATAGATATCAAGCACAAAAACACGATAGATAGCGTGACGGGCTACATAGGTGGCAAGCATTATTTACGAATCCACGAATACGGGGGCGTAATAAAGGCGAAGAACGTACGGTATCTGACTATACCGCTCAAGGCCGCCCTGAACTCGAACGGAACCCCGAAGAAGAAAAGTGCACGGCAGTGGCCAAATACGTTCGTGGCTAAGTCCAAGAAGGGGAATCTCATTATTTTTCAGAAGCAGGGTAGGGGAAGAATTGTTCCGCTGTATGTCCTAAAAGAGAAGGTCACCATCAAGCCAAGGCTGGGGATGGGGGATAGTCTGAATGCCCTCAAGGAGTACTTTGTTGATAACGCCTTTAGCGAGATGCATAAGGGGATAATGTCGGAATACACGCGGGTTTAGGTTGTATGCCAGATAGTAGGAGAGAGCAGATACTTGATGCGTTGGTTACGCACTTTAAGGGTATGGCTACCCCGACGTACACTTTTGTACCGGGGAGTACTGGTGTTGTACGTCGTAGGCTTATGGATGCTGATAGGAAGAAGGAGTACATGTTGTCTATTCTAGACGTTGAGGAGGACAAGGTTGCACTTATCAGGCAGTTTGATTGCGCGCTTCACGTGGAGTTGGAGTTTTGGGCATTGGTGTCCGTGAGTGATGACCCGCCAAGTAAGATGAACCAGTTTCTTGCTGATTTGCAGAAAAGCTATCGAAAGACGATAGTTAGCGGCGGGGCGTTGGAGAGCTTAGTAGAGAACATTGTAGAGGTACGTAACGAAGTAGATACCGAAAGCGAGCATGATAGGCAGCTTAGTGGTATGCTGGTTCTTGATGTAAGATATAGACACGCCCTTGATGACCCATCCGCGTTCAATTAGTGGCGGTATACGTGAAGTCGTGGTAATCTAGGGTACGGCTTATGGCTGAGATAGAGAGGTAGATTATGCTTTTTAATAAAGGTTTAGTGCTGGCAAAAGAGGAGACGACCTTTCGTACCGACCCCGGTCCGTCTTCAACAGTCAACGCACTGGAGGTTATTGCCCCAGATTTTACGCCGGAGTTTTCACTCATTGAGCGTGAAACTATCACTGGAGATTTGTCTCCAAAGCAGGGTAACATGGGAAGGAAGCTTGGTAGGCTTTCGTTTTCAGTAGAGGTTAAGAATGGCGGTACTGCTGGTACAGCGGCACGTATAGACCCGTTGTTAAAAGCCTGTAGTATGGTGCGGACTGCAACGACAGCCTCAGGCACCTTCTTGTTTGGCACGACGGCGTTCCCGGTTAATGGGGCTGGGGAACTGACGTTTTCTGTAAACGCCTCGTACACTGGTACCGTGCCACGACGAGTGCACATACGTAAGCAGGCAGCCGCCGCGGTTGATATTTACGCTGCCGCCACTACGGCTGACTCAGCTGTTAAGGCA